AACCCTAAAGACATCGGTATCGTAAAAGCTCTCGAAGCACAAGCGCACATGGGATTGCGTACGGGGGAAATTATGAATGCCCCCGCAAGTGCTTTGGTTCGTCCTGAAAAAAGAAGCGCATCGTGGGGATTCTTTCTTGACACGGACACCCCGGGTGTCAAGATGGACGAGAACTTGAACATTGCAGTCGGCCCCCGCACATACAACGTCTTGCAACAGGCACTCGACGTAAGCCCTGCCAATGATCGCAATCTTTTTGTAAACGCGGACGGCTCCCCTATCGGAAAGGGGGAAATGACCCGCGTTGCCAAGCTAATCAAAGTTCCCGGCATCATGACGGACGAACTCACCGGACAAAAGTTAGACACTCTCCAAGAGGCGTACGATCTTCGTCGGATGTGGGTAACCTTGGCTCTCAACGAGTTCCCGGGACAGGGAGACAGAGTTGGTGCAGCCCAAGGACGTGCCATCGGCGCGGTTACGAAGAGCGGCGGTGCAGTTAAGGAATACTATTCCCCTAGTCGGGGCTTCTACGGAAAAGAGGCAACCACTGTTCCGAACGTAATGGATCAGTGGCTTTTCGAAGCTCGAACAGACGAACTTCCGGCAGACCTCCGCCCGCCTGAAGGACAGCGAGTCTCATACGCTACAGATTTTGTTGCGGGTAATCCTGTGTTCGAACCGGCTGATGCGCCGATCACCATGGGTGACTTGACGGCTCGGTACGTCGAACCCGCACCAAAGACAGAAGTTGTACGCCCAGAGGGTCCGGCTACAGTCCCCGAACCAGCCCCGGTCAAGGCCGGACCGTCCCCCGAACTCGAAGAGCAACTTGGCCGCAATAATCTCAATCTTGGGGACATCATCAAGAACTTTGGAAAAACCGGACTGAAAGTTCTTGCGGGTGCTGTGGGTGTAGAGACTGCCCGCCAAATCGTAACCGAGCCTGCTGCTTTCGCTGCTGAGACTGCGATGGAAGTTGGCGCACGGGCTGTCGGTCTCGGCGCAGCGCCTGCTGCTGCCATTCCGATGATTATGCAACCCACAGCCACAGCCGGACCCGAGCTTTCAGAGATCGAACCCGGTTTGGGATACACAGAAGACGAACTCCGTCAGATACGAGGCACCCAACCGTTGCCCGATGCTGACGCCGGATTTGTAAACAGAAACGATGCTGCACGGAACCGCGAGGAAGCCGCCGCTGCAGCCGCTCAACCTATTGGCTTCCTTTCACCATAATAGGGGAGAAAACCTATGCCAGACAACAATTACAATTATGGTGCAGCGTACATCATGAACTCGCCGAACACTTCGGTGGATGACCAGATGGGTGCTGACCAGTTGTACCGTGAGGGACTTGAGTTCGATACCAAGACCGCACAGGGTGTTCTGACGGAAGACATGCCGAAAAAGATGACTAAAACGGCTGTCGATCCGGCTGTCATGCGTATGGCCGAAGAACGCGACTACTAAGATATGTCAGAAGATAATTTTCTCCAACCGGCGGATGACACCACCGTAGGTCTGCTCAATCCTGAAGAGCAGATGCCCGGTCTTGCGGCTTACGTAAAGGCCAAGTTCGAAGACTCCGAGAATGGTCGCTACGCTCACGAGCAACGGTGGCTACAATCGTACAAGAACTTCCGTGGCATCTACGATTCGACCACTCAATACCGCGACTCGGAGCGGTCTCAGGTCTTCATCAGGATCACAAAGACGAAAGTCCTTGCAGCCTACGGTCAGATCGTTGACATCTTGTTTGCTAACAAGAAGTTTCCGCTTGTCGTCGAGTCCACTCCCGTGCCCGAAGGCATCGCGGAGTTTGCTCACATGGAGACGCCTCTCGACCAAATGGAGCCACAAGACCCGTACGGCTTCGCTGGAGACGGTCGAGAACTTTTGCCGGGTGCCCTACAGGCCGAGGAGTCGAAAGCCTTCCTTGGTGGCCTAGAGAGCGAATACGGGCAACTTCCCTTGCAAGAGGGTCGGGCGCGTATGGGCGAACCCCAGATCGAACCGGCAAAGATTGCGGCTCACCGCATGGAGAAAACTATCCACGATCAGCTTCTCGACACAAACGCTGTGAACGTGTTGCGGAGTTCTATCTTTGAATCGTGTCTACTTGGAACGGGTATCGTAAAGGGTCCGTTCAACTTTTACAAACGACTGCACCGCTGGGAGCGGGACGAGACTGGTGAGCGGGTGTACGTGCCCGAAGAAAAGACCGTGCCGCGCATCGAAATGGTTTCGGCTTGGGACTTCCATCCGGACCCGTCAGCAACCAGTGTAGACGATTGCGAGTACGTCATCGAACGTCACCGCATGAACCGCCAGCAACTCCGTGCCCTGATCAAGCGTCCGTATTTCAACGCGGATGCCATCGAAGAGTGCCTTGCCAAAGGTCCGAACTACGAGGATAAGTATTACGAGGACACCATCCGTGAGGATGAGACCGAGCCTTACTATCAAGGTAACCGCTATGAGGTCTTGGAGTATTGGGGTGTCTTGGATTCCAAGCTAGCCAAAGAAGCTGGTCTCGAAGGCGCGGACCAGATGTCCGAGTTCGACGAGGTTCAGGTTAACGTGTGGGTTTGCGGGACGATGGTTCTTCGCTGTGTTCTCAACCCGTTCACACCGGCCCGCATCCCGTATCAGGTGTTCCCGTACGAGGTCAACCCCTACCAGCTTTGGGGTGTTGGCGTTGCCGAGAACATGGAAGATGCCCAGAAGCTGATGAACGGCCACGTTCGCATGGCCATCGATAACCTCGCTCTTGCTGGCAACCTCGTCTTTGATGTGGATGAAGCCAGTCTTGTGCCGGGGCAAAACATGGACATCTTCCCCGGAAAGATTTTCCGCCGTCAGTCAGGCGTCACGGGTACAGCCATCAACGGCCTCAAGTTCCCGAACACCGCTGGCGAAAATCTACAGATGTATCAGATCAGCCGTCAACTGGCAGATGAGGAGACGGGCATCCCGTCCATCGTACACGGTCAAACCGGCGTAACCGGCACGGGCCGTACCGCTGCTGGCTTGTCGATGCTGATGGGTAGCGCGGGCCTGTCGATGAAGACGGTCATCAAAAACATCGATGACATGCTTTTGAAGCCTCTCGGTGAAGCGTACTTCCAGTGGAACATGCAATTCAACGAGGAAGCCGAAGACATCATCGGCGACCTTGAGATCAAGCCGCGTGGCGTAGCCGCTGTGATGCAAAAAGAGGTTCGCACCCAGCGACTCACCTCGTTGCTCCAGACGGTTGCCAACCCGATGCTTGCACCGTTTATCAAGATTCCGAACCTCATGCGTGAACTGGCGATTTCGCAGGACATCGATCCTGACAGCCTCGTCAACGATGCTAACGAAGCACAACTCTACGCACAGATGCTGAAAGGGCTGATGGCAAATGTACAGCAAGGAGCAGGCGAAGCTGCTGGGGCCGCTGATGGCCAAGCCGGAGATATGGGCGGGGTTGGAGGAGTACCTCCATCTCCTGAAGGAACAGACGTTCAAGGGTCTGGTAACGGCACAATCGGAGTCGGAACTGCGCCAACTGCAGGGGAAAGCGGCTTTACTGGAAATGCTCCTCAAACTGAAGGATAGCCATACGGCTGTGGTAAAGAATGGCTGATCGCTTATTTCTTTTCGAAGATGACGACACAGATACTGTGGACACGCCCTTCCGGTTCACGGGACAGCGCACGGTTGACCCTGACCAATACGGAAGCTCGTTCGTCAACTTTTACAACACAGCCTTGGGGTTGCCGGACCTCGGTGAAGAGACCGGTGTTGAGGTCGAAGAAGAAGACATCACACAGCTTGCCGAGCCGGGTCGCCCTGCGGATGATGACGACGGCGATGGGGTCGATCTTCGAAACATACTTGATCAGCCGCTTCTGGGTGGGGGTGAAGACCAGTTTACACAGGCGTCAACGGTTAGTTTTTACGATCCTGCAAAAGAAGGTACTATTACGGGCTTTGACAGTTACTCTGATTACCTATCCTCTGCACAAGATGGTAAGTTCAAGGATCGTATCGGACTCGTTCAAAATATTTTGGAGCCAACTGTCAGCGGCAATTTCAAGGATATCGATCTCGGCGCAGGCTTTACATCAGAGGCAAAAGCCACCGCTAAAGATGTCGGGGCTGAAGTCAAGGAAGCGCCTTCTCGGGCCGAGCGTTTGTTTACAGGAGAACTGACCTCCGAAGATAGCAAGTCTCTTGCCCGAGGTATGGTGTCATCTGCGGGTCTAGTTGGAGCAGCAGCCGGAACTTTTATTGGCGGGACAACCGTAAAGAACGCGTTTGGTAACAACAGCTTTCGCCCCAGCGGCCCTTTGGGTCTTGTAGCAGACATCGTTCACTCGAAGCAATACGACGACCTTGCAAAGATCAGAGCCATGTATGCCACATATACACAAGGTCGAGTGCCCGATCCTATGGCAGGCACAGCCTATGCGGGTGCAAATTTAAGTAAGATCGATACCGGATTTGCCATGACCATCGGCAACTTTGGCATCACCCGTGCCCCCGGTTCCGGCACGTACACCGGCAACACTCAGGGCATGAGTCACGAACAGATCAAAGCCCTCGAAGCGGTTAGTAATGGATTTGATCCGACACGGGGTCGGTACAACATGCTCGACCCAAGCAAGAGCCAGACTGTTGTTGAGTCCGGGGGCATACAGGTGTCGGGCAACCCGATGGATGGTTTCTATCGGGCAAACGGTACCGTCTACGATCCGCGCTTAGGTGCGTCAGGGGCATACGGAACTCTTCGCATGGCACAGAAGGCTGCAGCTAGCGCCGGGATCACGTACGATCAGTTTCAAGATGCTTTGTCCCAAGCCCGTGGCGGCACAGTCACTCTGGGTCAGGCAATTCAAAACATCAAGAGTGCCTCTGCCCCGGCGATTCGTGCAGCTAATCAGCGCAAAGAGCAAGAAGCGGCTGCGGCTGCGGAAGCAGAGGCTCAAGCAGCATTCGAAAGAGGTCAGGCTGCTCGTGATCGGATGATGGATCGCATTATGGACGAAGGCGATCCTCAAGAAACATCTCGAACAGAGTATTCCATGAGTGACTTTGCAGATGACTACGCTGCAAGTTACGAAGGCGTTACCGACTTTAGATTTAGGGAAGGTGGCCGCGTTGGTCTTGCCATGGGCGGCGCACCCGGCATGGCATCCGGTTTCGTAGACCGTCCTCCTGAGCAGGTACCCGAAGATCAGACTGTTGCGGACAACCGTTCGGCTCAACTCCCCGAGGGTGCGTTCGTTATCAACGCTGCAGCCGTCGAGTTCGCAGGAAGCAACGATATCAAGGATATGCTGCTCAAGGCTCACAAAGAATCTATAAGACGCGGATTAACGGTTGACAAACAAGGAAACGGTGCTAAACTAATAGACGTGGCGATTTCCAGCGGTGAAGTTGTTGTCGCTCCACATCTCGCCAAAATTATCGGCTATGATCGCCTAAACAAGATCAACAATCGCGGCAAGCCGGAAACTCGCGAACGCATCCAAGAGAACGGGCGGCCTCAAGCTATGCAGGCTCGGTCCGGTGGTTTTATAAACAGGTATAACGGCGGCGATGTGTCCATGCGCTACGCCGGACCTTTGTCAGCAGTCGAGTTGATGAAATCCGGTCTCAACGTCACATCTCCTGTTTCTCAGGGATTTATCGAACAAGAACCGTTTGATACTGGTCCCGTCCCGACTGGGCTAGATGATACGGCACACGGATATCGCATAGGCGATGTGATGGCTGCTATTCAGGCTGTCGAAACCAAAGGCTACGAAAACAAGAACGGCGGATACATATTCACCAAGTCTGATAAAAGAGGAAAAAGGTCTTCGGCTTTTGGTCCCTATCAAATAACCGGGGAAACAGCAGCGGACTTGCTGGAAAGAAATAACGACGTAGCTAGACAGATCAAATTTGATCCGGGGTTTGGCGACTATATCAATGCCTTTATTGCACAGGGCATCGACGCTGTGAACATACGCAATACAGGTAAAAAGTTTGTAGGCCCAAAAGATAACAGAACCTCTGTAAAAATAAGCAACGCTGTAAAGAAACTATACGGTCCCCTCGGTGTGGGCGAAATACCAAGAGAACTTCACGATAAGTATTACCCCATGCTTGCCGAGTATGTGGTGAAACAAAAAGCTTCAGATGCCGGTTCTTTTGACGAGTGGATCAAGAGCTACGGCAATAACACCGAAGCTTACCTGAAAAAAGTAAAAGCAGAACTAGATAAATTATCATAAAGGATTCGCTGGCTACCCGCAAGTTCGCGGCCCCAGCACAACCGGAGCGGCTACCCACAGCCAAGTGGCCCCGCAAGTGAGGTAAATAAATGGCAAAAGCAAGAGGCCACCGTGCCAACAAAGCTAACGATTCTTTTGGCACTGTCAATAACGAATCGCTGTATCGTGGAAAGTACCGCGACGAAGTCTACAAAGATGAAGACGACAATGAAGCGGAAGAGGCTGTAGAAGCACAACAAGCGGACCCCGAAGAGGCTACTCCGCAGGAAAGCGCCAGTTTCGTAAAACAAAAACAAGAAGCTGACCACGATTACAAAAAACGGTATGACGACTTGAAGCGTCACTACGACGAAAAAGTCGGAGAGTTTAAGAGTGAAATCGAAAACCTCCGCGCGACCATGACCCAACACGCACAAGAAATGCCGCGTGGGGTTGCACCACCAAAGACTGCAGAAGAACTGGAGGAGTTCAAGGAACGCTATCCAGATGTGTTCGAGGTAGTGCAAACGGTTTCAAGTCTGCAAACCGAATCTCAGGTTGCAAAACTCCGCGAGGAACTCGGTTCCATCAAGGAGCGGGAACAGGAGCTAGAAAAGCAGAAAGCCTTCGAGGAACTGCTCCGTCTCCAGCCCGATTTCAACGAGATCAAAGCGGATGAAAAATTCCTTACTTGGCTCGAAGAACAACCAACATCAATCTCAGATGGCATCTACAAAAACAACAAGGATGCCCGCTGGGCGGCACGGGTCATAGACCTCTACAAGGCCGACGCTGGCCTTACCAAGAAGAAGGCCAAATCTTCGTCTGCTGCTGAAGCTGTCACCAAGACCCCGGTACGGGAAGTAAAGACAGAAGCAACAGACGGTAAGCGGATTTGGAAAGCTTCTGAAATCGGCAAAATGAAGCCGTGGCAGTTCGAAAAGCTGGAAAGTGAACTCGACACTGCACGAGCCGAAGGCCGAATCGACTACAACTCTTAACCCTAAACCTCAACAAAGGAAGGACAGATCAATGGCTTTTGATTCTGCTGCAGGTTATGGCAACCTGCCTTCCGGTAACTTTACACCGGAAATCTTTAGTCAAAAGGTTCTCAAATTCTTCCGTCGCGCTTCGGTTGCAGAAGATATTACGAATACCGACTACGCTGGCGAAATTGAGAACTTTGGCGACACCGTCCGCATTATCAAGGAGCCGACAATCACCGTCTCCTCGTATACTCGCGGCTCGGTCGTGAACGCACAAGACCTTGCTGACGATCAGATCACTATGGTGGTCGATCAGGCAAACGCCTTTTCGTTCAAGATTGACGACATCGAAGAGCGTCAGTCTCACGTAAACTTCGAAGCACTTGCGACTTCTTCGGGCGCATACTCCCTGAAGCGTAAGTACGACGCTAACGTCCTCGACATCATGGCGACTGACGCAGGTCTCAATGGTGAAACCACTGCTACCACCACTCAAATCTCGGGTATTGGTACGCTCGGTTCTGCCCTTGATATCGGTGGTGCATCTAGCCCCGGCGATACTGCTGTCAACACCATGCTGAAGATGGCAGAAGCACTCGACAACGAATCGGTTCCGGAAGAGAACCGTTGGTTCGTTGCTCCCCCGGCATTCTACAAGCACCTCTTCTCGGCTGGTGCGAAGTTCGCAGAAGTTCAGGTAACTGGCGATGCGACTTCCCCGCTGCGTAACGGTCTTGTCTCGCTGGGCAACATCGCTGGCTTCCAGTGCTACAAGTCCACCGCCCTCGTATCGACTGGCGGCACGGATCAGGTAACGCTGACTGGCCTCGCTACGGACGGCTCTGAGAACGTGATTCTCGGTGGTCACATGTCCTCAACGGCTACCGCTTCGCACATTGCGAAGACTGAGGTTGTCCGTTCGACTGAAACCTTCAGCGACATCGTTCGCGGTCTGCATGTCTTTGGTCGGAAA